ACGGATTTATTTCCATGACTTTACCAATCCCTGAGGCAGAAGCCCAGATTGATAAGTGGGGAAGAGGTACTTGGTTTGAAAATTTAGAAAGAACAGATCTTACTGAAGATGAAATGAAAGAGCTTGAAAGCCTTTCTTTCTATGACCAAATGCTAAACACAGTTGGAAGAGGAATTCAGTGTGATGACTGTGGAAGAAAAGAAGTAGAGCTATATGAAAAATATTATCCAAAAAGTTTGCAATCATAAAATAAAATCCTTATATTCATAGTATGGAAGAAATAAACGAACACGTAAAGGAAGTTATGGGAATAACTCCTAAGAAAAAAGTAAAAAAAGACTACACAAGAGCAATTGTTTGGACTGTACTAGGTGCTGTAACAGTAACACTATGGTCCTTAATTTATTATTTATTTAATTATTAATATGAAGCTATTCAAACTATTCAAAAGAAATCACCCACAAACAATACCTCAGAACATTACAAAAATGTCTGATTTCGTATTAGATTGTATTGTTTCTCAAACCTTGTACAAGGTAAGAGTGGGTGCAACTATTGTAGGACTAGTACATATAGAGGGTGATCAAATAACCTACTACCACTCTAATACAGGGATCCAGGAGGGCTGGAGAATCAATGATAGAGAAGATTACAAAGACAGGCTAGAAGTAAAGAAGTACGTACTGGAAATTATAAAAAGAGAACAACAATATAAAAACACTTAATATGAAATTTCAATCAACAAAAGTATTTGATGGATACTCTACAGTATTTCGTCAATGGAGAGCAGAAGGTACTCATTGTAGGTTTCTTCATGGCTATGGTATTTCTTTCAAAATTGTATTTGAAGGAGACCTAGATGAAAGAAACTGGGTATGGGACTTTGGAGGAATGAAAAGAGCTAAAGGTACTATTGATGGTATGTCACCTAAAGAATGGATGGACTTTATGTTTGATCACACTTACATCATTGCATTAGATGACCCATTTATATATAAAGCATTAGAGATGCATAATGAAGGAATAGTTCAACTAAGAACTGTACCAGCTACAGGAGCAGAACAGTTTGCTAAATTTATTTACGACAAAGTATCTGAATTCATCTTAGAGGAAACAAATAACAGAGTAAGAGTAGTAAGTGTAGAGTTTAAAGAACACGCTAAAAATTCAGCAATATATGGAGAGTAAGCCAATTTTTATAATAAAAGTACCAAGAATACTAGAATTACATGATGTAGTTCGTAAACATATAAATGGAGAAAATGACTTAACAAAAGACTATCACGTACAGATAGTAACACATAGTAAGGATGATATTGAATTTGAATGTTTCAATTCTCCATATACTCCGGAAGAGTTTACAAGACTGCAAGATTTAATAGATAAAATAAATAAAGAAAATGGCATTAAAGAGAATTGAAGATTATAACAAAACACTTCCTATTGTAGAGCTTTACACAGCAGTACAATCAGAAGGAAGTAGAGCAGGTTATCCAACAGTTGTTATTAGAACAACAGGATGTACTCATAGATGCTACTTCGGTGAAGGTGGTTGGTGCGATAGTTGGTACACCAGTATCCATCCTGAGAAAGGACACATCACTTTCCAAGACATTATCAACATGTATGATGCTAATCCTCACATCACAGAGATGATGTTAACAGGAGGATCACCTACAATGCATCCAGCATTAGTAAATGAATTAACACATTTCGCACATGAAAGAAACATTTTCATTACAATTGAAACAGAAGGTAGCCACTTTCTGGAAACAGACTACCCAATTAATCTATTATCAATCTCTCCTAAGTTCAGTAACTCTGTTCCTCAGGTTGGTGTACTCACGCCTCAGGGAGATGTTACGGATGAGAAAATGATCAAGCAACATAACAAGTTAAGACTTAACTATGATGCAATGTCTAAGATGATCGCATACCATTCTGACTATCACCTGAAGCCGGTCTGGAACGGAGAGGACCAAGAAGCATTGGCAGAGATCATGGGATGCATTAAAGTACTAGACATTCCTCAAGACAAAGTTTGGTTCATGCCGGCTGGTGATTCAAGAGAGGCTTTATTCAAATCCTATCCTAAAATGTTTGATTGGGTTCGAGATAATGGTTATAGATTAACTTGGAGACCACACATCATTGCATTTGAAGATCAAAGAGAAGTCTAACATGGCAGTAAACAAAGCAACAGAGTTTGAAGCATTAAAGGTACTTCATACGTTATGGAAAAGTAACCTCCTTGCAACATCAGAGGTAAAGAGGTTACTCAAAGAGCAGTTTGATTTGGAACTAGTAGGTTTAGCAAACGAATCAATAACAGCACAGGACGAAAAAAGTAAATACAAAATAAACCAATAAACAAAGTTATGACATTAAAAGATTTAATTGACCTAGCACAAGACAGAGACTTAACAAAATCGTATCCAAAAGCAGATGGAGTTTACATCTGGGATTACATACTAGAGTATGATGGCACTAATAGTTTTGAATTACAACTAAGATTAATTCCTAGCGACTCAGGCAAGGCTGGATTCAAAGACAAAGTATCAATAGATGAGCTCATCAACTACGTACTAGATGAAACTAACCCAGAACTACCAGCAGATCAAATCATTTCAGAAATGAAAATTGTAGGAGCAGAAGGAATTACAATCGCTAAAGTATAGCACCATGGCACTCAAAATAGATAACAAAATATTCCTAAGTTGGGATGATGTAAACAGTCTTGTGGAGAATCTTTGTGAAAAGATCACAGAGTCAGAGCTAAAGATTAAATCAATCACAGGACTTGAAAGAGGAGGACTAATCCCAGCAGTTATGATCTCCCACAAACTAAACATTCCTTACACAACAAGAATTACAAAAGATACTTTGGTAGTGGATGATATTTGTGATACAGGAGTAACATTGCAAAACACAATAGCAAGATATACTGCCGTACTACATCACAAGCCACATACAGCTTGCTTTACACCAAGTCTGTATTCAGGAACTCACGAAGGAGAGGAGTGGATCATCTATCCATGGGAAAGAAAGGATTCAATACCGGTACAGGATTATTTGAATAAGTAGTTGTGAAATAAAATAAAAAGTGTTATATTATAATAAACGGAGTCGTAGAACCTCCATAAAAACAATCTTATATGTCAAATAAAAAATTTATCGACGGTACTGAGTTAGTACAGGCCGGATTCGCTAATGGTATCTCAACACAGTTAGCAAAAAAACAGTTAACTGAAGGACCAGAAGCAAGACTAACAGATGTAGAAAAGCAACACATTATTGAAGACGCTGCTGAAGCATTTGGCAACTTCCTTTCAGCTTTAGGGTGTGATTGGAAGAATGATCCAAACTCTTCTGATACTCCTAAAAGAGTTGCAAAGGCTTATGTAAACGATTTATGGGCCGGACGATTTGAACCACTAACAAGAATTACAGCATTCCCTTCCGATGGGTACACTGGAATTGTACAAGAAAGTAATATACCGGTTACATCAATGTGTTCACATCACCACCAACAAATTCGAGGAACAGTCTCTATTGCATATGTCCCTTCTGAGGACGGAAAAGTAGTTGGCCTTTCTAAACTAAACCGAATTGTAGAGCATTTCGGAAGAAGAGGAGCTATTCAAGAGCAACTAACTGTAGCAGTACATTCAGCAGTAGATAAGATCTGTGAAGGTAATCTAGGAGTAGCGGTAATGGTAAATGCAACTCATGCTTGCGTAAGCTGTAGAGGAATCAAACACCAAGGTGCAGCAATGCAAACTGCTAAATTATCTGGATGCTTCCTAGAAGAAGACGCTGCAAGATCAGAATTCTATAAAAACATTCAACTATCTATACACTAACTGCTTTCCTAAAAGTAACCTATTTATAATAAAGGGAAGTCATGAAAGCACCTAATAGAAAAATAGTCGAAATAGGAGAAGAGTTTAACGATTGGATTGCCATATCGCAAGATTGGTACGATAAGGAAAAAAATGCAACACTAATTAAAGTTCGATGTAAATGTGGAACAGAAAAAGTAGTGCGGAAGTATACAATCGAAAAAGGAATTTCTAAGAAATGCCGAAAATGTATGGGGAGAGAAAGTTTTAAAGGATACGAAGACTTAGGGGGATATCACTTAAATCAAATACAAAGAAGCGCTAAAAAAAGAAATTTAGAATATAATGTATTACCTAAGTATTTATGGCTATTATTAGAAGAACAGAACCATAGATGTGCACTTACAGGAGAAGCTATACATCTTTCAAGAACTATAAATAATAAGACTAAAGTACAGACAGCATCGTTAGACCGTATCGATAGTAAAAGAGGTTACGTAGAAGGAAATGTTAGATGGGTACATAAAGAAATAAACCAGATGAGAAGTAATCGATCTGATACAGAGTTTATTAACTGGTGCAAAAAAGTTTACGAATATAATAACTAAAATTAAACAAAATGGATTACTGGCAAGTAACGGTGCAATTGGAGCACGAAAACGACCGAGGTCGTATCCAAAAAGTAAGAGAACTCTATTTAGTAGATGCAATCTCAGCAACAGAAGCTGAAGCAAAGATCTACACAGAGTTCGAAGGAGAATCTAACTTTACAGTCATTGGAGTTAATCAATCAAAGATTCTAAAAGTAATTGAATAAAAAGTTGGCTCTTCGGAGCCAATTTCTTATATTAATAAAAAATAAAGTTATGACTAAATTAGAAAAAAAGCAAGATGAGTTATTAGAATTACTTCATCAACAGATTATAGACCTTGTAATGATGTCCAAGATTGAACTTGGAGATGATGTAATAGAGGAGATAAGCATACTTAAAAATGAAATCAATGACTTAAAAACCTCAGTACCATTTATTGACGAGGTAGAAGAATTTAATGCCGTAATGGGTAAACCTAACAACTATGCACCAATCATTCCAGAAAGAAAAGAGTGGGAATTTGTATACAATTTCATCCTTGAGGAACTTGAAGAATATAGAGAAGCTTGCGAAAGAGGAGACATCGTGGAGGTTCTGGACGCTTTGTGCGATATTACTTATGTTGCCACTGGGAACGGTACTATGTTACATGGCCTTAAGGGTAAGATATGGCCGGCATATCAAGAGGTACAAGCTTCAAATCTATCTAAAGCTTGCCAAACTGAAGAAGAAGCTAAAGCAACTGTCATTCAAAGATCGAGTGAGCAAGGTGAAGAATGTCATTACGAAAAAGTTGGAAACTATTTTGTTGTGTACAGATCAAGAGATAGAAAAGTAATGAAGAATGTTAACTACTTTAGACCTAACTTAAAACAATTTTTTTAGTATGCAAGCAGCAATAGACCATTTAGAAAAGCATAAAGTATTTGTTGATACTTTAGGAACAGATATGATACCATTATCAGAAGCTTATGCAGCCATACAGCTGTCAATAGACCAGCAGTTACTTGACGCAACAGCTATAATTGAGGATAGTTTAGGGAAACTAGGAATAGATGTAAGTGAAATTCAAAACGAATTAGAGAATGATTAAACTGTTTTTGTTTAGTATAGCTATTTATAATAAATGAACTAAACAATGGAATACGGTAATGATTATTTTGGATTTGTATATATTTGGCACGATACTATACACTCAAAATTTATAATAGGTAGCCACTTAGGTAGTACAGAAAGTACTTATACTACTTCTACAGGAGGAGATCATGTAAAAAATATCTTTAGGAAAAGACCTGGGACGATGAAAAGAAGAGTGCTGGAGTATTGTATTGTAGATAGTCTAGAAGAGTTACATAAAATAGAGCAAAAATGGTTAGATTTTCGTCCAAATATTGCAGATAATAAAAAGTACTACAATCAGAAACAATGGGCAAGAGGTGGTATAGATAAGGTAGTTTACAGATATAAACCAGATTATTGGACTATGGGACATAGTGAAAGACAAAGAGAATTAGCAAAACAAGGAAAACATAATTTCAACTCAGAGAATACTTCAATCTGGGCACAGAAGAGAGTAGAGCAGGGTATGCATCATTTTATAAACTCAGACTTTAATAAAAAGCCTTTTGAGATATACCTTAATGGAGAATTACTAGGAAAATTTAATTCAAAAGCAGAAGCAGTACGTAAAGGATTAAAACCAGGAGTAATTGATAAGCTAAAAAAATCAGGAACATACGTAGTAGAGAGAGGATCTTATTTAAAAACTTCTACAGAGCAGTTATTTTTATTTAAAAAAAATGATATATTAAAGTATAAAAAGTTATAAACTATGCCAATAAAAATTGCCCATGAGGCCCCAAAGAGTATTTTTCATGAAATTGAAAAAGTAACAGATTATTCATATGCATTAGTCCATCTCTTTGAAGAAGATCCCGAATACTTAAACCTATTTAGACAAGCTAAAGAAAACGGTAGAGAGATAATTTTAGACAATTCTATCTTTGAATTAGAAGAGGCGTTTGATGTAGAGAAGTTTGCCGGATGGATATTAGAATTAAAACCAACCTGGTATATTGTACCGGATGCTTTAGAGAACGCTAAAAAAACCTGCAGTCAAATGGCTGACTGGAATATAAAATACAAAGACCTGCCAGGCAAGAAAATAGGAGTTGTTCAAGGAAAGACCTATGAGCAAATCCGAGCATGCTACGAATATATGGATAAGATTGCAAACGTAGATATGATTGCGATTTCATTTGACTATTCGTACTATACCGAAACAGTCCCACACCCTAACAAATACGTATCGTGGATGCTAGGAAGAGTGAAACTTCTAGGGGATTTATTAAAAGAAGGTATAATAAATGAGAATAAAAAGCATCACCTACTGGGATGTGGACTACCTCAGGAGTTTGCTTTCTATTCAGACTATAAATGGATCTATTCTCTAGATACTTCCAATCCAGTTGTTCATGGAATTAAAGGAATTGAGTACAGAGAAGATGGATTATGGTCAAAAGAATCTCAAAAACTATTTGAATTGATTAACCATCAGGTAGAGGATACAAATACAATTCTGTACAATATTAATAAATTCAAATGGTTTACAAATGGAAGTAAAGTATAAAGCCGGAGATAGAGTTGATATTAACCGTGGTAACGAAATAATACAGGTAGAGGTATTGGGATACTTTAGAGGTGAAAGTGATATCATATACAGTGTTAGAACAGAAGAAGGCTTTATAATATTGGCAGATGAAAAAGAAATATTAGAAGAACCGTATGGATAGACCTTGGATAGCATTTTTTAGTCAAACAGGATCAGAGATCGTAGAAGTATCAAAGCTTATAAACAGATGGCCTGATCTAATACTTACAAATAAAAGACCGGAACACTTACGAAAGATTCATCCGGCTTTGGAAGGAAGAGTGATTTTTCTTGAAAATAAACCTACGGAAGAAGATATGGGAGAGGTAATAGATCGCTACAAAGATCCTCTTATAACACTTCATGGATGGTTGAGAATTATGCCTCCCGGTATTTGTAATGATTATGAAATCTATAATGGACATCCGGGATTGATTACTGAATATCCAGAATTAAAAGGAAAAGATCCTCAACAAAAAGCTTTTGATATGGGATTAGAATTTTCAGGAGCAGTTATTCATAGAGTTACTGAAGGAGTAGATGAAGGAGCGATTCGATTAGTTAGGAAAATTTCAATAAAAGGGTTGGAGATTGATGAATTATTTCATATATTACATAGTATATCAGTAAGTAACTGGATAGAATTTTTAAATGATAATTTATGAAAAGAGTAGCATTAGTTGGAGCATCATCGGTAGGAAAGACTACTGTATATGAATTGCTAAAGAAAGAACTACCTGAGTTTAATTTTATAAATGAATCAACAAGAACGGTAGGTAAGTATGGATTTCCTATTAATGAAGCAGGTACTTCTGAAACACAGCTTGCTATTTCTTCTTTTCATTTAGAGGCATTACTTTCTCCTAAAGATA